TTCTATTTTGTCTCTAGTTTGACTCGCACGAGAAGTTTTTATTTTTTCATTTTCCATTTTATGCTCCTTCCGTGATTTTTAATTGTTTTGCATAAGCTTCTAGCGGCACGCCTAATCTTTTAGCAATTGCTACCTGTGATGGCGAGAGTTTCACAGTTTTTTTGCGTCCTGTTGAGGCTGAACGTCTAGCCGAAGCTACATTTTGAGCAGGTTTTGCTCTTTCTGTAGAAGTGTCCTCTACCTTATCAAATTTATGCGGAAATTCAAGTCTTATTCTTTTATCAACTTCCGTATAGTATTCGTTAGATTGAGGGTCGAATCCTTCCTTTTCTACCAATGTTTTATGTATATCAAAGGCAGTATAAGTCATTGCAGAATCATTACCAAACCAAGTATTTCTAGAAGCCCATTCTTCAGCTCTAGGATCACTTTGTTGTTGTGGTGCTCTTTGTTGAGGAGTAATATTTACTTCTCTTTCTTGAGCTTTTGGTCTGTTTTCATTTGCAACTTTAATAGAATTAACTCTAGCTTCATCCATTGTCAAAGCAGCTAACTGTTGTTGTGCTGCAATTTGAGCTTCTACATCTTGAGACTCAATAGCATTTTTAAGTGCTAGTTTTGCTGCTGCTAAACCTGTTTTAACTCTAGTTTCAAATTCAGAAACATAAGAACTATCCATTTTAGAAATACGTCCTTCCATTTCATCGTTCTTACTTTTGATAGATTGAGCATAAGCTACAGCTTCTTCTCTTTGTCTTTCTGCTTCTCTCATTTTACGAGTTAATTTAGCAATACGTTTTTGAACGCCATCACTGTATTCTTTTAACTCATCTTTTTTATCTTCTGTTTTAGTTTCAACAGGTTCTTCTACCCTTTCAACTTCTACAGTTTCTTCTACGGCTTCTACCTTTTCTGGTTCACCTTTATCATCTAAATTAATTTCAGTTGCTTCTTGATCAGCTTCACCGACATCAATTAGATTTTCTGTTTTTTCATTTTCTTCTGGCATAGTATCCTTCCTATGTTGTTAAATATAATGAAGAACTGATTCAGGATCACCTATGGTCCCTAACACTTCATCATCGTTTAGTATTCGCACTTCTCCACCTTCAATCGGTAAACGTGCACCAGCATATCTAGCAAACATTACCCAATCTCCTATTTTACACCACGGCTTATTAAATTTATCTTTGTCCGCGTATGCAAGATCTCCCATTTTTAAAACATAACCACAAGTTGTTGCGATTCTAGCTTTATCTAATTGTTCTTGAGAGAATAAAATTCCACCTTTAGTTTTCTCTTTTGGTGTAAAAGGTAAAACTAAAAGTCTGTACCCAACCGGTTCTGGTAACTGGTCAGCTACATCTTTAATATTGTTTTCGTCTAATCTAATTGCGTGAGGTTCTTCTTTTTTTTCTGCTTCGTATTTATCTTGAAGACCTAATTTAATTTTTGGGACTTCCTTGCCCGATGTCGATAATGTTTCCTTGCTCATTTTTTTGCTCCTTTGGTTTCAGCAGGTTAGAGATTTCCTGTAGTGTTAATTGATAAGCGTGTGCTTGTCCCAGCATATACTTATATTTTTCCATACTGTCAACCCCACCAGTAATCATACTGTCTCCAATTTGTTGTAGAGTTGCATTAAGTGTTTTCTTAAGTTTATCTATTACTAATAAATCATCCATTTTTTCTCTTCCTTTTCTTTTTTAAAAGTTTAACTCTGGTATGCCAGCACCATTCAGTAATTTTTATAACACCTGTTTCTACAAAAGAGATTGCATCATCTAATTTAGCAAAACAGTTATAAATAAATCGATCTAGCATTTCCATCTTTTTCTAGCCTGACGTAGTCTAGAATTAGGATCTTTTGCTGCTTTAGGAAATTTTTTCATTTGACCTGCACTTCTTGCGCAGTATGATTTTCGCCTTTTAGCGGCAGCGGACCCTTTTTTAACTTTACCAGTCACAGCTGTTTTTAATTTAGAACCGGGATTTTTTCTTCTATAGGCAGCGACACCGGCTCGTGTCATACCTGCTCCAGACTTTGTAGATCTAAAGTTCTTTTTATTTCTTGCAGGCATATTATCTTGTTTCCTCATACTATGCCTCCCATACTCATTTTTTTACGTTTTGCAAATGTTGCAACGTTAGTTGGTTTAGGACCTTTATTAGATACTGCTCGTTTTCGTTTGACAGCACTCGCCTTTTCTCCACTTGTCATTCGTGTGGCTTTTGCAAGTGGAACGCATTTCGGATATTTCCTTTTCGAGCCTTTGCTTCTCCCGCAAGGCTGATACTTTCCGTTCTTTTTCGGTGCTCCAATATCCACCCATTTTTCGTCCAACCATTTTTTTAATCCACTCATTAAACAACTTTAGTAACTTTACGTCTGTTCTTCATAATACCACCGCAACCTTTAGCAATACCACCTTGACTATAACTTGATACTGCTTTTCTTGATTGTGATATTTTATTTACAGAACCACCGTCAGCTTTTTTAGTTCTACCTACTTTACCTTTGCAATATTTGGATGCCCAAATGTTTGCATAAGCTGAAGGATATACCTTGAACTTTTTCTTTGCTGCAGCTTTACCTGCTGGACAGAGTTTAGCCATTACTTTTTATCCTTTTTTCTTTTAACAACTATTTTACCATCTTTTTCTGTAACTTTCATACCTGCATTTTCAGTATGTTTTTTTAGTTGTTTATATTTTTCAGAAGGTGTTAGCTTTTTAGGCATTATGCCTTGCCACCTTTTTTGTATCCCATTGCTTTAGCTACTTTAGGTGCTTTCTTTTTAAGAGCTCTTATACCTTTGCCTTTTTTACCAGCAGGTATTTTTTTCTTTTTAACAGAACCACCTTTTTTGTACATTGCTCCACCACTCATACCCATATCGTCTTTGTAATATCCTGAAGCCATATCTTTTCTTGCTTTAGACATTCCGCCACCCATCATAGGTTTTCTTTTAGCAGTCATACCGCCCATTGCTTTTTTAACTCTAGTACCACCTCTTGGTTGAGTAACTTGAGTGTTATATCTTGGATTTGCCATTATTTTTTTCCTCCGTTGTTTCTAAAAATTTGTGTACCCTTTATACCATATATGCTCGCAACGACAAGGATCCACAAATTTGTAAACCAACTAGGGAGTGCTGCGAAGTGTTCGAAGAACACATTCACTTTTTCCATAGCTGATGGATCGTCACTTACAACTGCCCAGGCCAAAATTGCTATTGGCGCCGACAAAATTAATAAAACCGCCTCGTCCTTCCAATCTGATTGACGGGCTTCTAAAAGTTTTCCTTGGTAAGCTTCTTTTCCTTCTGCCATACGAGAAGCGTGCATAAGCTGTGCATCAGACATAGCTATCTTCGTCTTCTGCTTGTTAGCATAGATCTTACTTCCAGCAGAAACGGCTAATTTAATTGCCGATAACCACATATTAGTACCAAGTTGCCTTTACAGGTTTTTTATCTGGTCTCATACGTCTTGTACCTTTTACATCCACAGTTTGTGCGTTGTATGGATCAGTCATTTCAACTGAAATTCCACCTTGTTGCTCGCCTTTTGCGTTAGCACCAAGTTCAGGTACAACTTTTACGTTGTCTTTACCATTTTTTCTATTTTTCATCATAGTTTTCTCCTTAATTTGATTTATATCTATTTTTTTCTAAAATTTCTACCGAAATCGTTACGTTTGCTAGCATCAGCCATTTGTTGTTTAGCAATAGACACGCCTGCTCTTAAATTTGCTAGTTCTTCGTTCTGTTCTAGCTTTTCATCGTGCTGTTGGTCGTTCATCATAGCTTTCATTTTGTCAAGATTGATTCTTTCTTGACCTTCTTCTTCTTTTCTTTGGTTTTCCATTGCTTTTAAATCAACTTCTCTTGATTTAATCTTTAATAATGGGTCTCCAGCAAACTCACCGGTGATTTTTTCTTCTTCTTTAGCGTAATCTTCTTGCATTTCAGCTACTAACTGCGCTTTTCTAGCTTCAATAGCGTTTGTTATCTGTTGAACTCGTTGTTGTTGTTGCATCATCTGTGGATTTTGCATCATACCTTGTGCCATAGCAGGATTTTGTGCTCCCATTTGTTGCATTTGTTGTTGGATCATTTGTAATTCTTGTAATTCTTCTACAAATTCTATTTGAACTTGTTCTTGTGCCATTAAACTAATGTGTTCAAGTATATTTTTTTGAACTGAAGCCATTACAATTGGATTATTCTGCACCATATTTAATCTCATAAAGTTTAAGTGAGCATCAATGTGTGCTTTGTGGTCTTGACCAGGAAAAGCTTGAAATGGTTTTTGTGACATTGCTAAAATATGTTCTAATGCAGGGTCCATCGGCATTGGTTGTGCCGGTGGAGGTAAAATTGCATTAACATTTTTTACACCTAACGCATCATACATAGATCTGTACGCTTGATACATATTATGCATTTGAGGATTTGATTGAGCTAGTTGTAATTGAGATTGTGCAATTGAAATTCTTTGAGTTTGAGAAAAAATGTTTGGATCTGCAACAGGTAGAATATCTACTCTGTCATCAAAGTCTTGCATCTTAATTTCTCTTCTTGCACCAGGTACATCGTATGGATAAACCGGTGGTAGATAAGTTTTAAATACTTGTGCTAATAATTTAAATTCTTCTTTTAAACCTACGTATAATCTTTTGTGAATTGCAGACATCACACGTGATCCACGTTCTAATAATGCAACTGTAGTTCCAACTGCTGCTTGTTGGTTCATATCTCCTACTTGCATATCTGAAATTGCTGCAAACCTTTGACCTGCAGAAACAACTACACCCATTAACTGAAGTAAAGTTGCATCAGGACCTTTGAAAGGTAAAGTCATAAACTGATCTTTGATATTTCCACCAGGTGCATCTACATCTCTGAACTCACCGGGCTGTAATGGTTGTGCATCATCTCTAACTCTAATACCACGAGATTTAAATCCTGCTGGTAAGTTAGCTAAAGTTCCTGCATCTAATAATTGTCTTAAGGCTGCTGTTGCAGTTCTTGTTAATCCACCAATCATATGAATTAAACCAAAACCATAAAAACCAGTTCCTGGTAAAAATTTAAATTGTACAAAATAGTTTATTTTGTTTTTCTTTGGATCTTCTGCTTTGTAATTTCTTCTTATAGATAAAATTTTACTGTTGGATTGTGCAACAGTAACAACATAAGGAAGTTTAATTCCTGTAGGCTCACCATCTTCTCCGACATCTTCGTAACCTTCTAAATCTAAATTAGTATGGATTTCATAAAGTGTATATTGATCTTCTTGACCATCTTTACTAATTCCTTCTAGTTCTAATTTTTTATCTTCTAATTGATTTTCTGTAACAGGAGGTTCTCCTAATTCTATATCTTTGTAGAAACCTGAAACTTGTTGTTTTCTTAATTCATTTTCAGATATTTTAATTACGTGAATAATTGCTTCTGCATCTTCTAATGAGTTTGCAGAGTAAGGTACAATTAAATCATCAGCAGGTACAAATTTTGAAACGGCTCTACCTAATAAATCATCGTAATATATTTTTTTAAAAGTAGAACCGCTAAGAGGAAGGTAAAATAACATTTGATCAAACTCTGGTTCATATTCTTTCATCTGATCCATAATTTGATAGTTCATAAAATCTTTAACACGTTTAGCTTGCTCTTCTTTGGCAACATTTACATCTCCCATTATTTGAGTTCTAACCGGACCATCTGCTGGTAATAATTCTTTGTAAGCTTGCGCTTGAAACTGTGTAACCGATTCAGCAAGTACAGGGTGATTAACACCAGATGCACCTCTAAAAGGTTCTGTTCTTCTTTCGTATTTAAAACCTAAAAGTTCTAAACCGTTTTTGTAAGTATCTTCCCAATCACTACGAGATTCTTTGTACTCGTTGTATTGTTCCATTATTTTACTTCCCAAAGGATCTAGTACTGAATCTTCTAAAGTTTCTGCAAGGTTTGCAAAATGATCTTGATTAGGATCTATTTCTGAAGTGTTAGGATTAAACGAAACTTCTGCTCCACCATCTTCAGTCATATCTACTTCAACAGGTCCTGTTGGAGTATCAATTACTTCCGCTGATTTTACGCTTTCAATTTCAATATCCTCACCTTGAGACTTATTGTTTTCTTCTACGTTGGGTAATGGTTTATCTATAGTTGCCATTTGGCTATTCTACCTTCTTTTAAATAATGATTCAACACCTGACTCGCTGATATCAGGTATTTTAATTACTGTCAAACTTACATCTCCATCAATAGAACCACCATCAGCATTCTTTTTTCTACCTTTAGGATTAAAATTAGAAAGTTCTACTTTTTGTTCTAAATCTTTATATCCTTTGGGATCTGTTTCTCTCATAAATCTTGTAAACTCATCTGCAACATCAGGATCTGACATATCAATTCCTTTTCCAGCTTCCATAGATTTTATAGTTTTTTCAGGCCTAGTTGCATTTTTTAACTGTCTCATTCTAGCCATATTACCTGAAAGTACATCATAAACTGCTCCATAAATTTTTGTTTGAGTTGCTTCATCTAAATCTTCATAAAGAACATCATCTCCAAATATTTGTGGATTGTTTTCTACCAAAGCTTCTGCTGCCATTTCTGCATCGTATTTAGGATCTCCTGTTGGAATTATATCATCAACTGCTGCTTTAATTTGATCATTATTTATATTATCAAATTTTGATGGAGCGTACTCATCTAACTTTCCAGCTTTATATTCTTTAAACATTTCTGCTTTATAGTTTTCGTCGTCTTTTAATATTCTTCTTGCATCAGCAAGTGTACCATCCCAGTTATAATATTCTTCTGATGGATCTAAACCAAATTCGTCTGTAAACTCTGTGATTTCTTCATCCGTCATTTGTTTGTTTGGATTTGGATTTCTTTTTTCAAAATTCATAATTTCTTCTTGTATAGTTTTTTCTGGTTGTGGTGCTCTGTCAGCAGTTGTAATTGCATCATCACCATACTTACTCATAATAGCACGCAATGCTGCTTGTAAACCTTTTGGTACACCACCTCTAAACATTCCAACTCTACCACCTGCTGCAAAACCTTTTTTACCTTTTAAAAACTTTTCAAGGTTTGTAATACCACCTGTAATTTCTTCTTGTACATCTTTGTAATA